CAGGGCTCTCGCGTTAGACGTTGGTGGTCGGTTCCCGGACGTAGTGCGGTTCGCGATAGTCGGAGTCGCCGACGAAAGCGTCCATCCCGTAGTCCATCTGGAGGAAGACGTGGGTGGCGTGGTTGGCGATAACATCGCCGATCCGCGCGATGGTGAGGTCGCTGTGGAGTTGATCGAGGTCGGCTTGGGTGCAAGTCGGGTTCGGAACGGGGTGCGGAAGGAGGGGGTCGATGGTGAGCAAACAAGGTCGAGTGTAGCGGGCGTAAGCTTCGTCGTCAGGTACGACTAGAAGCTCTGAGCGGTCGTTGGCGCGGAAGGCGGTGAGCTTGCCAACTTCCCGGTCAATGTCGCGTTGGTGGAGAGTCGTCGTGGGTGCGATGTCGCGCTCCCAGCTCTCAATGGCATTCGCCTCGCGCATGCGGTCGATCATCCCAAAGCGAGTGTTCGGGTAAGTCCCGGCGAGCAAGCTTCGTTGGAAGTGCAGTGCGCGTGCCGTGAGGTCACCGCGGCCAGGCAGGTCACCCGGGCACTGCCCGGAGAGGCGCGTAAGGACGCCAACGTTCTGTAGAGCCCGCCAGCGCCCGTCGATGAGCACTGGAGAGTTCTTGAGGAATTGTAGTCCATGGAAGTCGATGACTTCCTCGAGCGTGATGATGTAGCCGGCGCGTTTGGCGGCAGCGATGATGCCCTCTGGGTCATTCCTTCCGCCTTCATGGATCGCGACTCCGATACACAAGCTGGCAATGTTGTTGAGGAATGTCGTGAGCGTGGAGCCCGAAGCGAGGAAGGCGCCACCATCGGTGGTGCGCAACTTGACTGCCTGGCGCCTACTGCGATTCCCGACGCTGACGAGCGCCTGGAGTTGCTTGACCAAGGTGAGCATGTCATCCTTGGCGACGTCGGGTGTGCAAGCCTCGATTGCCTTGAAGACTCCATTGGCACGGTGGGAGCTGTCACAAGAGGTGATGTCGATGTTGTACCGCCGTGTCTGACCATCAATCGTATAGGTGAGCGCGGAATCGTCCGAGTGGTAGCAGAAGGTGAACCCTTTGCAAGTTGCGAACTTTTCGAAGAGGTCGTCGAGAGCGTGGGTCGTCGGCGACTTAATGAAGATGAACTCGGAGCCCCCCCACCACAGGGATTCTCGCGCGAGTTCGTTCTTCAAAAGTCCGGTGAGCCAGTACCCTGCGAGTGAGGCGTGGACACCAAGGTTTCCGATGCCACGCGGTAGTTTCCCCGGTTTCGCGTGTTCCTTCGGTTTTACCTGGTAGGGCAGCTTAGCGCGACCGCGGCGATCTTCTTCCATCCAGTTGTCCTGGTAGATCTTGCCGTTCTCGTAGAGCTCGAGGGTGGCGTGGATTCGCGGCATGCGCTTGGCGTGCGGGTCGGCGTAGTGCAACCGGTTCTCCTCCACTTTACCCTTGTACTCGAGTGTGGCGAGTGCGAGCTTGGAGCGGATGTACGCCCAGAGTGTGCTGTGCGACTCGACGAAGCTCTCCTGGTTGAGTGTGTACTCGGCCTCGTAGCGCGCGGCCGCGTCCTCCTTCTCGTCTTCAGTCCAGTCGGGATGCGAGCGGAAAATCGATTTCGAGAAGCGGGAGGCAGTGAGCCGTCGGGCGGCTGCAGCGAGGTTGGTATCGCAGTTCGCATACGTTTGAGCGCGGCATGCGAAAGCGAGGAAGGAAGTGCGGTAGAACCGTTCAAGTGCACGGGTGTATGGCTCGGCGGCGAACTGGACGATCCCGCGTCGGAACGTGGCTCCGCCCTTGGTCCCAACGACGGAGAACCGTCGATTGAACACATATGGCGGGTATTCGGTTGCGATGACCGTTCCGTGGCGGCGTATTCCGACGCGACTTACACCCCAGATGGGGGCAGCGCGCGTTGAAAATCCGGCACCGCGGTGGCGACGGGAGCGGTGCGACGGCGTCCGTTGCGCTGCTTTGCGGCGAAGTTGTTCATCACTCGCGACATAGGTGCGACTTGCATGGTGGCGTAGTGCTCGAGGTACTTCAGGTTCATCGCGTACCTGATGGTGTCGAGGAAGCGCTCTCGTTTTGTCCCGGGATTGTAGTCGACCGGTGCAGTGAGGGCGCTCTCAAAGATCTGGATCGCG